CGACACCGGACACCCTGCCGGCAATACCCGGCGGCAGATCGGTGTCAGCGCGCAGCTCAAGCGCACATTCAGCGTGCAGGTACTGCACCGCGTTACGGGTTTGCGTCATGTATTTGGCACCGGCTCATCGTAAAACAGCGGCTGACAGCGACAGTTGATGACCTCGGCAGCATCGCCCGCCGGATCTAACGGATACATCAGCCCGTTGGAAAACGCGTCGTCCATCGGGATGCGGCCTTGACCCATACACGCTAAATGCGTCTCGCGAGTCTTGCCGTCCTCAAACGCGACCCACTCTTTGCTCTGAAAGATCCCGAGTTCACGCGCCTGATCCCACGACCCCTGCGACATCGCGCCGGCGGCTTCCGTCCGCGCAATCCGCGTCGCCCGGACGTCCGTCATGTTCTCGCCGTACACCGACTGCTGCACCAGCCGCGCCGTCTCCGCGATGGAGAACCCTGACAGTTCAGACGCACGAATCGCGGCCGTCACCTGCCGCGCCGTGTCCTCGCCAATCAGTTCGGCCAGCCGTGACACCCGCGTATCGATCCGGCGCAACACTTCCGGGCTCTGCAACGAAAAGTTGAAGTTCAACCCGGCCGCTTGCTTCGCGCCTTGGATATACGTTTGCGACACAAGCCCCTCGTACGCCGCCTTCCAAGCGCGGTAATACTCGCCCTTAGCGCCGTAGTTGGTGGCAATCAGCCGATCAATCTCGCGCAGCATTTTGCGCTGCCGTGCCGCCGTCGCGGTCGCCGCTTCCTTCGTGTACGCCGCAAACAGCGCATCGACCGACTGCGCATTGGCCGCAAACGTGTTCCGCGCCGCCCGATAGTACTCGCCTTCCTCGGCGTCGAGCTCATCCATCGCCCGCTTCCAGTACTGCCACCGCGCATCGTCCTGCAACGTGCCGGCCGCTTCCATTTCCTCCCACCAGGGCGCCGCCGCGACCTCGAGCGACTCCGGCTCCGGCTCCTCCTCCGGCTCATCCTCGTCGTCGTCCTTCGGTCGCGGCTTCACCGCGAACTCCACGCACGCATCGACCATCTGCTGCACCGCCGCCGGCTTCAGCTGCGGGAACGCCGCCAAGATGACCTGCACCACCGCTGCCGCCGGGAGCTCGGCCGTCATCACCATTTCCAGCAGTTCGGTGAGCGCCTCAACCTGCTCGCCCGACATCGCGTTCTCGGTAAACGACCGCACGACATACGCCGCTAGAGTCCTGCTCTCGGCCAGCCCCTCGAGCGCCTCATCCTCCGTGTCCTCCAACTCTTCGGCTTCCGTTTCCAGCGCCCCGCCAGGCGTCGGCGGCACCACGTCCGTCACCGGCGCCGGCAGCGCGGTCGCGTTCGGATCAATCACCGCGACCGCCGCCGGCACCAGCTGCCTGCCCGACGTGACCTGGAGCGCATCCGTCGGCACCGGGACGGCCGGCAGCTTCAACGCCCGGCGCGCTTCCTCAAACGTGCGCAGCGACGCGCCGAACTCCGCCTGCACGCGCTTGCTCGTTTCGTCGTCGTTCTCCACCAAGTCGCGCAACACGTCGACATCGTACGCCACAAAGACGTTGCCGAACTCGGGCGCGAGCCAATGGTTTAGTTCGTCCTCAATCGCCGACAGCATCGGTTCAATCGTGTGCTGCACCAGCCGCATCCGCGCTTCCGCGTACTGCGCACCGGATAGCCCTGCGTCCGACGTGGCCGACGCGATCCCGACCATGCGCGGATCCACGCCATACGCCGCGCAGATGTCCTCACGGCTCACGCGGCGCAGGTCCGGAAACTCAAGGTCCGACAACGTGAACCCGAGCGGCTTAATATCGCGCACGCTCCCGAAGAACGCCGGCGTGCCGCGCTTGCCCCGGTCCACGACCCGCGCCTTATAGCGATCCTGCATCGCCGTCGCGTCATCCTGCGTCGCCTCATCGGCCAGCAGCACCGCGAACGTCGGCGTGCCGTCATTGGTGACGACCTGCCGCACGTAGTTGGTTGCCTCCATGTCGGCCGCCATCGACGCGATCGCCGTCGCCCCTCGAGGGAAGCCGAACACGTCCGGCACAAACGGCTTTGGCATATCAAGGTCGCGGAAATGCAAAATGTCCTCGACCGGCACCTGCACCACGACCCCCGACCACGACCCGTAATCGTACCGGCGCGGGTCGCCTTCCTCATCGACCCAGACCGTTTGCAAGCTCTCCGCATTGATCGGCCGAAGCCCGATCGGCAGCCCGACGCCGTTCTTTCGCTCGATCTGAAAGAGGCTGTTGCCATACCCCATGAAATCGACCGCATACCGCGCACGAAACTGCCGCGCCGTCATCCGTGGCCCCGGATAGTCAAGCAGTCGCTGCAGCGGATGCTCGGGACCGACGCGGCTCTCGCTATTGCCACGCTCGGTCAGCACCACGAGCGGCACGGACGCCACAATATCGGCCACGACGCGGATACAGGCGTGGACAACCGGATGCCCGCTAAAGCCTTTGACGCGGATCGTCGCGCCTTCCGGCTTGAACTCTTGCGGGTTCGCCGTCCGCACCAGCGACATACCGGCCCCGCCAGGCATGTTCGGATATCCCGGCATCATGACCGCCCGCGATCCCGCACCGACCGCGCCGCGACCGCGCAGAATATCCCAAACGCGACGGATCCGGCTGTCGCTCGTGCTGTTGTCCGGCAAGTTGAACCCCCCAGTGCGGACCAAAAGCGTGACGCGTCACGCGCTGCCTGAATCGTATGTGCAAGCAAGCAACTGCGCAATGTGGCGAGTCAAGCGCCACCTCCGGCTGCAGCCGCGTGCCTTGAATCCGGATTTGCCTACACCACGAACGGCGTCGATGGCTTCAGCATCAGCGCCGACAGCCCCCATACCAACGCGTCCACGCGGTCAGGCGATTGCCCCACGGCGTCCGGATTGAATTGCAGCATCTGCGCCTCAAGCGCCGGGAACGGTCCCACGTGAAACACGCGTCCTTCCTGATACATACTATAGATAGGCTCGGCCCGTGCCAGCTTGCCGCGACTCGCCCTGACGTCCACGATCCGGACCCCGTGCGCCCGATCGCCAAGCGACCGGATGACGGCCGTCACCATATCGCCGCCCTGATTGGTTTCCGCCACGATCGCCGCCGAGTACTTCCGCGCCGCCGTCAGCGCCACCGACGCCCAATCGTTCGGGGAATACCGGCCGCTTAGATCCTCAAGCACATACCCGCGCTTCTCTTTGTCCACCGCGCAGACGATGATGCCCGTTTCGTCGCTGGTGGCCTTCGCCGTGACCGCGGGGTCGATCGCCACCACTACGCGATGCCAGGCGGTCGGCCCAACGTCCAGCCGTGCGCGAGTCAGATCCGGCCGCGTCCAGAGCAGCCCGCCGGTGTCCGTGCCCCACTCGCCAAGGAAGATCCGCCGATATCGCTCCGGCGCCGTCGCTTCGGTCTGCGCCGCCCGCTCTATAAAGGAGGCGGAGAGGTTGTCGCGGTTGTCGTGCCACGTCGTATGCACATACAGCGTGTCGAGCCGGCGCGTCTGCACGAACATGCGATGCAGGAAATGCTCGGTGCTGGCCGGATTCAGCACCAAAATGACGCGATTCGGCAATTCCTTATGGCGGATGCTGAGGTCGATCGTCTCAAAGGTCCGCTCATCCACCAGCTCTTCGGCCTCATCCAGTACCCACGTCGTGACACCTTGGATGGACTTAAGGCGCGCCGTCTGGTTGCCGCTCGAGGTCTGGATGCCCCGAAACAGGATCCGGCTGTTCGTTTTGCGGTTGACGATCTCGCGGGCGGTGATGGCAAAGTCGTCGGCCACGCCGAGCCGTTCCATTTTCTCGCGGAACTCCGGAATGATCGACACATCGGCCGCCACCATCGTAAACCGCGTAAACAGGATGACGTGGCCCGGCTCGTACGTCAAGTTCAGCAACGCCAGCGCGACGTGGAAGCTTTTGCCGGATCCGCGCCCGCCGGTGATAAACGCATACCGCCACGCCGGCCGCGCCGTAAACAGCGGCCGGTACTGGCGCAGCAGCGTGACCGACTCAGCGCCGGCCACGGCTTCCGCGCTACTCATCCCGCGTCGTCAGTCCACGCGATCGGCGGCACCACACGGATCGGCTCACCGCCCGACGTAATGTCAGCCACCTGCACCGACTTGCCGAACGCCCGATCGAGCAGCACCTCGGCCGCCCGAATGTCGCCGTCTAACGCCTTAGCGCGCAACGCGTTGAGCGTCGCCTCAAGCGCGGTCATCCCGCCCTCTTCGTGCGCAAGCACCTTCGCCATCGCCTCGCGCAAGTCTGGCAGCTTTGGCCGGCCGTTCGGGTTGCCGCTTTGCCCTTTCACAAACAGTCGGCCTTTCGGCATTTGCCGTTTCGGTGGCATTTATCCCCCTGTTTTGCGTCTGTTTTGCAATCAGATGTCCCCGAACGCCAGCCAGCCCGGCGCCACGTCGCCCGCCTGCGCCATCGCCAGAATCATCTCCAGCGGCGGCGTACACGTCCCGCACTCGTAACGCGAGATGTGGATATTGGTGACCTCGCGCATCGGCTTAATCTGGCTTTGCACCTTGACCGCAAAGCTTGACTGACTGTCCTTGCGCTCGCGGCGCACCATCCGGATCCGGTCAGCAATCGTGTTGCCGAGTACATCTCGTGTCATCGTCTGATCAGGTCAGAGTGTCAGAAAGGAGTAAAGCGTGGAAGTCCTACACTTGGCGGCGCCACGGCCGGCACGGCTGGCGGTGCCAACAGTTGATCGAGCAGCTCAAACGATGCCGGCCCGACCGTGTGCCCGTGCTCGAGCCGTTCCGCCCGCCAGGCTAACGCCGCGTTAATCGGCACACGCGTCACCGTCCGCGATCCGGCACCAATCGCCCGCTTTACGCACGCCAACGGGCTGTCCACGTCGGCGAGCCGTTGATACACCCGCGTTTTGGTGACACCGCACAGCGCGGCCACCTCATCCACCGATAAATCCGGATCGTGCATACACGCCCCTACGCTATCTGAAGTGTGAGGTATGCCGTCACATGCTGCCACGCTTCATGTGCATTGCGTACAATGTGGACCGACCACCCGTGGTGCGCAAGCCGCTCGAGGAAAAGCACCTGCGCCGGCGAGACGCGGACGGGACCGGACGGCGACTTAAACTCCAGCGCCAGCCCGCAAAACGGCCCACGCGGCACCATCAGGATCCAATCCGGCGCGCCGGCCGTGACGCCCTCCCCTTTAAGGATGCCCGCCTCGCGAGCGCCCCGCCGGCCACCGTTCGGGATCGCGCACGCCGGCAGATCCCGCGTGTTCGGGTCCAGACGGAACCGCTGCACGAACAGCCGCTGCTCCACCGACTCAAGGTGCTTCGGCATCAGACGCCGAACACCGGCCGGATGGCCGCGTAGATCCCGGCCGTGGTCGCCACGTCCTGCGCGCAATAGTCCGCAATCGCGGTCCATTCCTGCCGCTCGGCCATGCCGTACACGTCCGCGCCGGTCACGCCGGCCGTTTTCGGTGGCAGCCCGAGAAAGGTCGCCCACTCGCTCAGCCCTTCGCCCTTTACCGGCGGCTCCCAATTCGTCAGCACGGCCTTGCAGTCTACGTGATACGTGGTGCTGTACCGCTTGAACCACGACGTAATAACCGACGGCGGTAGCGGCACGATAATCCCGAGCGCCAGCGACCGGAGCAGGATAAAGCGGAGATCCCAGCTGCCGTTCCACGTCACCACCTTGCCGTGTGCGTGCCGGAGTTCACGCCAGGCGGCGTCGAGGATGTTCGCCTCTTCGGCCGGCGTCTGTGCCATCAGCACGCCCCGCGTGGTGCCGATACACAGCACGCGCCCGAGTCGCGGGTTCAGGCTGCACACCTTCACGCGCTCCGCCGCCCATTTCACGGCGTCGGCCTCACGCCACCGCCAGATCGCCTCCTGATCCTTGTAGTTCGCCGGCGGCTGCCTGTCGTCGGCCGGATACGGCACCGTCAGCGCGTCGGCCAGCGGCACGGTTTCGATGTCCAGTACGACCGGCTCCCGCTCCGCGAACGGATGCGCCGGGTCAGTCAGTTTGATTTGCGTCATCGGATCCTATTGCTACCTCGTTAGGTATTGCGAGCGTTGTGCTGTTCAATGTCGCGGAAGATTTGGAGCGCGCACTGCGGGACGATGGAGTTCCCGATTCCACGGAGTCGAGCCACGCGGCCGGATACCCCATGAGCCACAGGCCAAAGCGCGGATTCAGGCCCGCCCTCCGCGGCTTCGCGGGGGATGAGTCGGACGGTGTTGTCGTGCCCTTCGACGCTGACGGCGTGTCTCCAGTGAAGCACATCGCCTGCGTCGTGACCGACTCCTGCTGCCCTTTCATGCCGCGAGATCGGTCCTGAAAGCCCAGCCGCCCTTCGTGGGCGGCTGGCGTCGCCCACATGAACGAATCCCGCGCCAGTGACTGCTGACTGTCCGAGGCTCGCGTCACGTTGTTCGCGTCGTCCACCGTTGGCGTGGCCCATGTCACCACAGCTTCCGGCAGGTTCGTGCCGCGAAACTCCCACGTCTTGCACGCCTCGACCGACATGGCTCCCTTGTAATCGCTGCTGTTGGGCGTGGGCCACGATCCAGACCCGCTCGCGTCTGTGGGGCGCGCCAACGTCGGCTGCGGATAACACACGCCATTCCGCATCGTACCCGAGCGCGGCCACGGTCCCGAGAACACGTCCGAAGAAGCGTCCAGCATCGCTAGTAAAAAGCCCTGGGACGTTCTCCAGCACGATGACTCGTGGTCGAAGGACGCCAGCGCATCGGATGATTTCGTCAAAGAGATCGCGCTCGTCGTTGGAGCCTTGCCGCTTGCCGGCGAGGCTGTGAGGTTGACACGGGAAGCCCCCTGTGAGCACGTCCACGGGTTCGACCGTCGTCCAGTCGATGGCGCGGATGTCCCCGAGGTTGGGCACGTCGGGCCAATGATGCGCCAGCACGCGGGAGGCGTACGGGTCAATTTCGCTGAACCAGGCGGTGCGCCAGCCCATCCAGTGCGCGGCGAGGCTGAAGCCGCCGATGCCGGAAAAGAGATCGCCGACGATCATGCCGTTCTCCTGTTCGGATGCGCGTAATCCGGCGACGGTTCGTCCCGCACCACAGATGCCACCGGCAGCCCGAGCGCCCGCGCCCGGATGGGATGAATCCACACCGATTCCGTATGTCCGTCCCGCGTCGTCACCGGCGCCGCCGGCTTTGCCGCTTTCGGCGCCGTGTAGGGATGCACACAGAACAATCGCGTGCCGTGTTTAATGCGTTCGCGCCGCACCTTCTTATCCCGCGCCGCCGCATCGATCACGCGGTACATCGTCCGGATCGGGACGTGTGCGAACGCGTCCACGATTTGCGGCATGGTCTGCTCAGGGTAGGCAATCACATACGCCACGACCGGACCCATTAGCGCGGCGACCGTGTACTCCGCCGGATCATGCCGCGTCGCGTAGTTTCGATCTCGATGTTGCGTCATGATTTAATCCCGATCAGGGCGGCGGCTTGCACAAAGCGCGTCTCGATATCGTGCACCGCCGTCTGAATCTTTTGAGGCGGGACCGGCACGCTAAACATCTCGCCCTTGGTCAGCACTTCCTCTATCGCCCGGCACCGCACCGCTATCGTCTCGGCGTGCTGTGCGAGAATGCGGACGTGCTTGCGTAACTGTGCATCGGTCACGGCTGCACCGCCAGCGCCCGCTCGTCCGTGACCGCGACGAGCCACCATAGCAGCCCCACGGGGTCAACCGTTGCCCATGCGACTGCTTCTTCGTATGCGGCTGCGGCTGCGGCTGCGGCTGCGGCTGCGTCTGCGGCTGCGGCTGCGGCTCCGGCTGCGGCTGCGTATGCGTATGCGTATGCGGCTGCGGCTGCGGCTGCGTCTGCGGCTGCGGCTGCGGCTGCGTCTGCGTCTGCGGCTGCGACTGCGTATGCGTATGCGGCTGCCTGCGGCGTGCGCTCGCGCAACATCGTCGCCCACGCCGCGCCGTATCCTCTCTCGTCCGCACGCGGCTGCACCAGCGCCAGCGCGTGCCACATCCACGACATCACCAGTGCTTGCCGCTCTTCTTCGTGGTCGCGCCCTGTGCCAGCCGACAGCACCAACAACTCACGCCACGCGGCACTATCGCGGATCGTCGCGGGCATCCGGTCCTGCACGCCGATGATCCATCGGCCAATCACGCGGCTCATGCAGTCCGGTACCTTGTCGGTCAGCGTGCCGGTCAGCGCGAGATTGAGCGCGGCGATGCTGCACGCTTTTTCTGCGGTGCCGACGCCGACTGCGAGTTCCGGCATCGCGGCGAGGGTGGCGCGAATTGACTGCTCTTGGTCGGCGGTAATCATGGTGTGTCTCCGGTTGGTGTCGGCTGCACCGCCATCGCGGCGTCGATCATGCGGCGGAACCCTCTTCTCAAGTCGGTGTCCGTAAGGTCGCCCTCGTTACCTCGCTCGTCAGCGACGATTGATGCGTGCTCGTACATGTCCAGTCCAACGCATCCGCCAGCCTCGCCCACATCGTCAATCCCGATAGCCTCAAGCTGCGCGCTATCTGACAGCCAATCCACCCTCGCTCGATCACGGCGCAGCCCTTGTAATTCCCCTTTCAACATCGCGTACAGTCGCCGTGTTTTGCCCTTGTAGCGTGTAAGCTTAGCCCGCAGCGCATCCCGCTCCTTCTCAACTTCCACTAGGGCCGCGTTGAGGATCGCTCCTTCCCCAGCCGCCAGCGTGTACCCAAGCGCGGCACACCGACGGGTCCATGCGAGCCGGTCATACTCTTGGCCCTCGTAGACGACGATCCCTTTCCCGCCGCGCTTCGTCAGCGTGTCTGCCGGGTCGGCCAGCTTACCGGAAAACGCGCCGTCGGCGGCCGCGTCTAGCTGCGCCGGAAGTGTCGCGTCAGTCATGTGTCACCGTCCCTGCCCGCCGGCGGAGCATCGGCGCGCAGCCCAAACACAAGAGGACCACGTCGTCCGCAAGGTCCACCATCTCGCGGACCTTGGAGACGGCTCCGCACAAATCGCACGTCTCGCCATCGGTACACGCGGTATCCATGCGCCGAAAGTAGATCTCGTGCATGATCGCTTCGTGCTTGACCCGTGCCGCCTCGCGCTGCTCCGCCTCGCGCAGAATCCGCCAGGTGCGCCGGTACAGCGCCGCGACCGCCGACACAAAGATCAGCAGCGCGACGATTTGCTTGAGCGGGCTCATAAGTCCACCTCGTCCGGCAACGGCTGGTCGTTTTCAAACAGATTCACCGTTTCCGATTCATCGCGCCCGCCCTGCTCGGCAATCTCAACGTTTTTGCACGCCTGCCGAAAATATGATTGCTTAAGTTCCGCGCCAACGCCCTTTCGCCCGAGCATGATCGGCACGTACACCTCGCTTCCAACGCCCATAAACGGCGTAAATACGGTCTCGCTCGGGTTGCTCCAGAGCTGCACAATGCGCTCAATCACGTCTAGCTGTAAAGGATGCACGTGCTTTTCGTCATCTACGTCTCGCGCATCGCGGAACGGCAACACGCGCTCAATCCGAACATCGTCCCAGAATGCCGACGCATACTGACGCCAGATCCAATGTGAATAACGATTCTCCGTCTGCTTGCCCGTATGCCCGCGAAACTTAAGCACGTCCTTCGGGATCTCCCGCCGTCCCGCATACGACAGCAGCCCGACCGGATGCACGATCGGCACCGGGTTCTCCCCAGACCGGCGAAACACAAGCAGGTAATCGGCCGACGCCACGCCGCACCGAGACGCATCATCTACGATCGTCTTATGGGCAAGGTTCTTCGCCATCGTCCGAAGTCGCACGTGCAGCGGCTCTTTCCACACCGAATACCGCGCTACGTACTTCCACCCGCACGCCTCGTGCAGCCGGATAATATCGCCGGGAAAGTCCCGGAGCGTGTCGCCTTTCCCGCTGTTGCTATTCGGGATGTCCATGCAATGCACAGCCGACATACGACCCGGCATGGTGATTCGGTGCAGCGCCCGGACAACGTACTCGTAATGCGCGAAGAACTCATCATAGTCGCTGCTATTGGACAAATCCCGCTCGTCGCTACTGTAGTTGTACAGTCCACCAAACGGCGGCGAATATACGGACAGGTGTACGGACGCCTCCGGCAACGCGGTCATGACCTCGACGCAATCGCCGTGATAGATCGCCGAGCGATCGCTTATACGGTTGGATACAGCCATGACGGTACCTCGAGTGTCAGTGCCTGCCGTGCAGGACGATGGATAGACATAGCGGCGGTCATCTCGTTGACCAGCCGTGCAAACATTTGATCGGCGTTGCGCTGCTTGCGCTGCAAGTTTTCTAGCACCTGCCGTTCCCCTTCGCTGGACACAACATCGACGACCACCGGGCGCGTCTGCCCGAACCGCCATTGACGGCGCACGCTTTGGTAGTACTGCTCATAGCTGTGGCTTGGAAACGTGACCATGTGAGCGCAATGCTGAAAATTAAGTCCCCAGGCGCCAATCTTCGGTTTCGTCACAAGCACGCGCACCTCGCCCCGCTGAAACGCCAACAGCTTGCGCTCCTTCTCGTCGTCGGAATCGTCTCCAGACACCTCGACCGCGTCCGGAATCAGCCGCGCCAGCATAGCCGACTCTTCGTTCAAATGACACCACACCGTCGCCGGCTCGGTATGTGCGTTGACCAGCGCGGCGGCATAGTCGCACCGCTCAGGGATCGTGCGCTTACGTTCGTCTCGCTGCTCCTTAAGCCCGACCGCCGGCAGCGCAAACAGCATCCCCTCGGCCAGCGTCGACGAAATCACCGTGTGCTGCTGCTCAAGCAAAGCCGGCAACACGCTCCGGCCGTTGTCGAACCCAATGTCTGACGGCTGCCGCATGGCCCGTGCCCACGAGCAGACCCACCGCCAGAACGCCAATTCCGCGTGCCCTTTAAAGCGCCATTGAATAGACTTCCCGCCGATACGCCCGGTTGCCGAGTTGTTCAGATCGTTGCGAAAGAACTTGTTGAGCATATCCATATGACCGAGGTACCCAAGCGCCTCGGAGGACGTGCCAAGCTCGGTAAAGTCGTTCGGTGCCGCCGTCGCCGTTGCCAAGAGCCGGTACGGCCGCTTCCGCAAAAACTGGGTAATCTCTGACCGGCGCGCCCCGTCAAAGTTTTTTAGGATCGAGGATTCATCGCAAACAACGCCGGCAAAGTCCTGCGGATTAAATAGGTGCAGCCGCTCGTAATTGGTAATCGTGATGCCGCAGTGTGCGGTACCGTCTTGCGAGCGCCGCGCCTCAATCCCGAACTTGTCTGCCTCCTGAACGAACTGCGCGCCGACCGCAAGCGGCGTCAGGATAAGCACGTTGCCCTTCGTTTCGCGCACAACGTTCTCTGCCCAAACGAGCTCCATCGGCGTTTTTCCGAGCCCGCAATCGGCGAAAATTGCCGAGCGCCCTTGGCTTACCGCCCACCGCACTAGCGCCTGTTGATAATCAAACATCCACTCCGGCACATATGTCGGCGCAAACCCGAGCTTCGTCGTGTCATGCGTCTTACTATCAAGAAAAGATGCATAGCTCATGATTCGTCAAACTCACGATATTGCCGAATCATCGTGACCATAGACTTTAGCAAAGCGCGACGGTACTGCCCAATGGTCTGAAACGATGCCGCCCAGGCATCATTGGCGATCAGCGCATAAGTCAAGCGCAACTCGCGGATCTGGTCCGGAGCAGTTTTCATAATGCGTCGCCCTCGTCATCCCGCATGACGTCCATCGTCTCAAACAGCAGCGGATCGAGCTGATACCCGGTGTCGCGATCTTCCTGCGCCTGCGCAAAGCGATGCCGATCGACGGCGCGCTGATACATCTCGCGCTCAATCCAGTCGTCATCTCGGTCGTTCATCGTGTCCCAGTGCCCGTCGTCTAGGTTCATCGTGCCCTCATCGTGTAGATCGTCAGCGTCTCGCGCAGATCCGCCATACACTGCGTTTCGTTCGTCGTCCCTAATGCCGTGTGCCAATGCAGCACCGCGAGCACCAGCTCTTCCTTGCGCGCCGCCGCGATCCGCAGCGCCTCGTTCTCGGCCGACAGCGCCACCACCTGCGCCTCGGCGTCCCGCAGCATTTGCGTGCGTCGCTGCAACGTCTGCGACAACAGCTCGTAGCTGCGTTCGTAATCCCGCAAATACGCCGCCATCACATGCAACCGCTGCTCGAGCAACGGCCGTGGCGCCGCCTCATGCAAAAAAAAGTCGGCGAGAATCTGATCGACCGTCCTCACGCCTTGCACCAGACGGCAATTTCGCGCCCGTGTGAGCTCGCCCGCACCGATGGCCGTCGCTTCGCCGTCTTGCGGATCACCCCACGCCGAGCAAGTCCCGACATCATCGCCCCGACCGCGTTATTGGCATTGCTCGTGCCATCCGGCCGGGGCAACCCAACGCGCTCAAGCACGTCCTCGCTGGTAAACTGCGCATTCGGGTTGTAGCGCAGCAGCTTCACGACCGCCGCGACAAACGCCACGCGCCAGGCTTGCACATCCTCCGCCGCCTCCGCCTGCGTCTGGCCGCGCTCTTTCAGGTGCAGCCCGAGCTGTGCCGCGCTCATGACCGCACCGCCTCGCGCAAATTGGCCGCCGTCAGGCAATCCGCGCAGATCGGCCGGCGCGCAATCCGCGTCACCGCCTCGATCCCGACCACCTGCCCGCACAACACCGGAAAGCGCCCTGCCGTCTCGCGCAGCGGGACGTGCTCGTATGTCTCATCCAGCAAATGCCGCACCTGCTCCATGACCATGCTCCGTGTGTAAGGTGTCTGCCCGCGTCCGCTAGAATACTACATATATATATAATCTGCAATAGCTACTGTTCAGCCTTTAGCACATCCAGCAGGACACGCGTCGCGGCCGCCTGCACCTCGCGCTCGTACGGATCAGGCGCCGAGCGCCACCGAAACCACACCCAATGCAGCGCCCGCACCGTGTCGCCTTTACGCATCGTGCGCGCCGCCTCCGCCAACTGTTGCCCCGCCTCGCGGGTTGCCGTTGCGTCAGGATTCATTGACCCGCCGTGACGCCTTCGCGCCGGTCGCATGTTGTACCCGATTGCTATACAGCGCCCGCGCCTTTGCGGCCATCGTGCGCAGCCGCTCCGGATCCGCGTGACGCCAGGCGTAGAGCAGCCGTGCCCGCCGCGCCTTGACCTCCGGCCGTTGGTTGACCACCGCCGCCCGCTCCCGCCGCCGTGCTCGAGCGTCCTCACGCGCCGCGTATCGCGCCTGCGACGCCACCACCTCCGCCGCCGCACACGCCGCGCAGAGCAACCCGCGCCCTCGGCTATTCGTGCGCCGCGCCCCACATGCCCAGCAATCACCGGCCGCTCGCCGGTCGCACCGTTCGCACCGTCCCGCCGGATCCAGCGCGCTGCCGCACGTCGTGTGACGTGACGGCAGTCTCCGCGTGCAGTGCATCAAAACGGCACCTGGTCATCGTCAAACGCGTGGTCGTCGTCCTCATCACCGCCGGCCGCCCGCGCCGCCATGATCGCATCGCACGCCGCGAGCACGTAGTTGTTCGCCTTCTCGACCGCCCACGCCCGCACCGACGCCAGCCGCTCCGGCTCCATATCCGCCAGCCGCTTGCCCTTGAGTTCCACCGTCTCCGCTTTCGCGAGCGACATCGCCGACGCCGGCGTCTCCGGCACGCGATCGTGCATCCGCTGGCCCGCCGGCACGGCCGGTGCCGCCGCTGGCGCAGACGCTCGAGCCGGTGCCGCCGACGCCGCCGGCCGCGTGCTGGCCGCGTTCCCGTCATCGTCCTCGGCCGTCAACCCGAGGATCGCGGACAACCCGTAGCGGCGCCCGTAGCTGATCGCGGATCCCGCGCCCTGCGCCGTCGCCTTCTCCACCGGCAGCGTCACCACCGTGCTGACCCACTCGCCCGACAGGTGCAGGAGCCGCGTCTCGACCGACAGCCCAATCACGCGGCCGTCCACCGTCTCCGGATGCGTCACGCCTTGCAGCACGCACAACCCGTGCGCCGCGAGCACCGGCCGCACCTGCTCCATGATCGCGTCGAGGGTCGCGTACTTGTTCCGAAACGCCGGGTTCGTCGCGTCCTTGACGACCGGCCCGAGCGCCGCGCCCGCCTTGACCAACGCCGGCGCGATCGCCGCGATGCTGTCACTATGTTTCATGTGCTATTTCCCCGATGTGGTGAAGCCCGGCACAAGCCGGACAGTGTGCGCGGCGCGCAGCTGCGCCGTCTCGATCGCGTGATCGGCGTCCTCAAGATCAATTTGCGCCGCAATGACGGCCGCCCGCGTGTCGCTCAGCGCGTAAAAAAACGCCTCGGTCGTCATACCCGACTCGGCGGCCGCGACCATATCATCGCACCATTCAAGCATGTACTCGAGGTGCAACGCGGCAGCGGTCGTGCCGCTCCGCAGCTGCTTCAGCCGATGCGCCATCGTCTCAAGCCGGTGCTGTACGAGCGCGACGTCGCCGCTCATGCCGCCACCTCCATCATGCGGTCCTCAACCGCACGAAACCGGATCTCCTGCACGATCCGCAACGCCGCACGACGTACCGCGTCGTCCGCGTCCGGCGTCTGCATCCAGTCCGCAAAGAACAGCGCCAGGTGCGCGAGCTGCGCGTCGCTGGCGCTGGCGATCAGGTCGTTGATGTCGTCCATCATGGTATCTCCGCCTAGAGAAAAGAATAGTGCGTCTAGCGCACCCCCTAGAATACCGCCTATACCTACAAAATGCAATAGGCCAACACATTCCCGGTCATCCCCTGCTTTTAAGGATGTCTCAAAGGTGATGTGTGCCCAGCTTCTGCGGACTGATTATCCCTCGCGCTCTGTCCCGTCCTTGCTTGGCAGTGCAAGTGACGCCCTCAGAGGGTACGTGCCGGCAGGGATACGGTGCCGTGTGACGCGGCTTCGAGCATGATGACCGGCCCAGTTGCAGTGCGGCAGAGCTGGGACTTTTGTAGAACGCTCGATCCGGGACGCTCAGGATTGATGTGCGCAGGGTCCGCATAGCGCAGTCGGGAGAGCGAAACTAGGCCCGACCAAGTGACGGCAAGTGCGTTTCCCGTCACCTCGCCTCTACAGTACCGCGACCCGCCCAGAAAGTAAATACCGGATAGCACAAAGCCCCCAGCGCACTCTGAGGGCTTTGTGGCAGTCGCTTACGCTTCTGCTATGCTAGGCGGACACCGTCGGGAGGAGCATTGCCTCGACCGATGCCTTACAATGTATGCGCATCGCGGCCGGTGTCAACAGCAACATCGGCCGCCTTGACGGCCCGCCACACCGCCGGCAACCCGCCCGCCGCCAGGATCGCCGCCGCCGACGGCGATGGGCTCCGCCGCATCGGCGCGCCCCACTGAATGTGCGGATAATCCCGAAACGACCAGTCGCCGCCCCATACGAGCCCATGCGCTCGCGCCGCCGCGCCAAGCGTCTGCCACCAACTCACCGGCGCGCCCCACCGGCTCACCTTATGCACCAGATCCGCCGCGAGCCCGTAGTGGTGCCACGTATCCAGCGCCGTCTCGCTATGCGTGACGATCCCCCGGCCGTCATCGTACTGGCGGCCGAAGCCGTGCAAATACGCTTGGCGGTCGTTCGTTCGCAGTGTTTCCACGACCACCGCGTCCGGCACCGCCTTGAGCACCGCGTCGATTGCCCGCCGGAACGCCGGCGCCAGCACCTCGAGCCGCCGATCCACCGCCACCGGGACCGGCAGCGCCCCGAACTTAGGCATCCGGCGTCGTTTTCTTGCGCCCGACGTGCAGCAGGTACGCAACGCCCGTCGCCAGCGCCGCCCGCACCGCGTCCTGATCTAAGGTCGTCAAGCAGGATTCGACCGCGTTGGCATCACATGCGAGCTCCACCCCCGCCGCCTTGGACACCACCGTCAGCAACACGGCAATGGCCGCCACCGCAAACCGCTTGGCCGTGACCGGCAGCGTGTCCACCATCGTGCTCAGGATCTTCAGCTGCTGCATGACGACAAACGTCAGCGGCCCAAGCAGGAGCGGCACCGCCGCCGTCAAAATCAGATTACGCATCGCGCACCTCGCTTAATGGTTTCGAGCTTTGAGCTCGCCCTCAATGGTCGCTATACGGCTAATCAGCTCGACCATTTGACCCGACAAGTGCCGGAGATCCTTCTCGAGCATGATCGTGCTTTTCTTCATCATCCCGTACGCAATGGCGCCACCGATCACCATCGACAGCGTCGTAATCGTCAGGGCCACCATCGGCAGCACCGACGGCACCGCCACCGCTTGAATCGCAAGCGACGCCCCGCCGCTGACGATCGCCACCGTCGCGCTGATCGTATGGTCAATCGTCATCGACTGGCCCTCAAAGTGTGAAAATGCCTGATGCTTGTAATCTGCTGCCGACTCATCCGTAGGCAAGAGCGCGAGACAAGTCACCACCCGCTCGGGAACCCGCCGTCGGCCAGCCGCTCCCGCACGACCTCAAACGCGTCGTGATACAGCCGGCCGACCCGCTCCATCGCATACAGCCGCCGCGCCCGCTTCGCGATGGCTGGCCGGTCCAACGACAGCACCCGATCCACCGCCGCCGTGAACTGCGTCACCGTCTGGCACCGGAACCCGGTAATGCCGTGTTGCACCGTCTCCGCAAACGCCCCGAAGTCGCTCGTAATGGCTGGCGTGCCGCACAACTGCGCCTCCACCACCGACCCGCAGAATGGCTCCACATACCGGCTCGGCGCGATAATGGCCCGCGCCGCGCCCAACACGGCCGCCCGCTCCGGCCCCATCGACCCCAATATCTCCACGTTATCCGGCACGTCCCAAGCGTACGCATTGCCCTGCCCCATCACCTGAAACCGCACGTCCGGCCGCCGCCGTGCCACGTCAAACACCGTCGCGATGCCTTTGCCTTCGGTCAGCCGGCCCATGTACACCACCGGCGCCGTCGATCGGTCGCCCACCGTGCTCGGCCATTCGTTCGCCGCGTAGTAATTCGGCACCACGAACTCGAGCCGTGACGATTCCATCGACACGCCGTGCCGACCCTCGCGCCCCATCGCCGCATGTCGCGCCGCGTAGCTTTCCCAGATCCGCCACGGGAGCAACGTCTCATAGTACCCAATCCCGCTTTCGATCGCGCCCGCGCCGGCCGACAACACCGGCAACCCCCGCACCGCCGCCGCGTGCGCATGCCCAAACGGGAGCAGGATCAGGTCGCCAGGCACGACGCGTTCCTGCAGCTCCGTCCGTGCGTACATATTCCACTGCCGATACAACGCGGATCCGTCCACCGCGTCCGCGCCGTAGAGTTCATGATGCCGGTACGGATGCCCGAGCAAGTCCGCATGCTCGTCCTGATCCATCAGCACCACGTCCTCGGTCGCGCCGGTCACCGACCCGCCGACCCCGTAGTGGATCACCTCCCATCCATACGGCCGCATCATCGGCGCAAAGCGGCGCACCTTTTGGGTGAACGCGCAATGCGACCACTCGGGATGGGTGACCGTATGCGGGATGCCCAACACATGTAAACGCATCTGGTGCGCCTCGTGTCTTTAGGTTAGGAACGTTCCAGTCCGGCTCCGCGACATCAGCACCGAACCACTGAGCACCGCCGATACGGTCATCTGATACGTCGGCGATGCGCCAATATTAAAGCCGCTCACCACGTCCTGATTTGTCACCGTCAGCCCCGTGAAATAGCCTTCCTCCACGTCGCCAGCGGTCGTGACCGTGCGGTAGTTCAGATCGTACGTGGTGCCGCTTGGGAATCCGGAGGTCGTCCAATCGAACTCGTACGTCTCCGTGGTGTCGTCACCCGTTTGCGTGCCGATAATAATTGACGCGGACGTGATATCCTTTGGCGGAATATTGACCGACTCCGACGTGGTCGAGCTGTCCCGCAACACCGAGAAAGCGGCCACCTTCGTATTCGCCCCGATCTCGCCGCGTGTCACCGTTTCCGTATGCGGCGACGTCCACCCGCTGACCGATTGCGTGACGCCGTCTAGCACATAGGTAATCGTACCCGTATACGTAATGACCAACGAATAGCTCGAGGCGCCGGGCGTGGTCACGACCTGCAAACTCGGCCCAATGATATCTTGCGCCACCACCGATGCCGCTGGCGCCGCCGGCGACCGATTGGTGGCCGTCACCGTGAAATTAATGCGCCCAGGCGGCTGCGTCGAAGATGGCCGCGCCAACTCAAAGTCGTAGAACGTGCCCGCCGCCTCACTCAGCGTCACTTGCGGTGTCACCGTCACCGGCGACGGCAACGCCGCCCCGCCGACCTGCGTCGGTGTCGCCAGCCCCGTCACGCTATACGCGATCGTCACGTAGTTCTGCGGCGCCGCCGTCCCGCCAGTGCCCGTGGTCGAACTCACGCTAATGCTAAAAATGGTCGGGCTCACATAAATCGCCGTCCACGTCCCGTTATACGCCGCGTTGCTATTGCCGGCAATCACCACCGTAAACGATCCGGTCTGATTATGCGGGCCGCTCGTGGTCACCGCGGACCCGGTAATGGACGACACCGCCACCACCGCCGACAACGGATCTGCGACGGCCACTCGCACCACTTGCGTGGTAGCGAGGGTCGATGTCACCCGCGCCCGTGCCGTTAACGCAACGGCCGCCGTGCTGTCCCGCGTGAATTGATACGTAAATAGCGCCGACTCAAGCCCGCCGCCGCTCAATCCCGTATACGCCAGTACCGACACATACACCGTCGCGCCGCTCAAAAACGGACCCGCCAGGCTCGTCACATAGCTGCGCTGATTAATAGCCGGCGCCACCTGCGTCGTCCCGAGCGTCGGTTGACTGACCGTGCTCGTTGCCACGCGAATCGACTGCGTATCTGAATCCGCATTGACCGCCAGATCAAACACGCCAGCCGCCGTGAACGTCCCGAGCACCGACACTAACGACGCCGACGAATCCGCGTCAAACGATTCCACCCCGCCCGCCAACACCTGCGACGCCGTGCCGGCCGCGTTATAGCCCTGCACCTCGTACTCGATCTGCACGAATCCCGACGCCGGAATTGTGGCCGAATACGCATACGGTACCGTCGTATCGATCGTGTAGCCCGACCACCCGCCGCCGTTCGTTTGCTCGCGGAAGCGCACCAGCGTGACCCGCGACTGCGGATCCGTAATGGTCAGCGTAACCGTCGCCGTCGTGCCCACCTCCGACGTCGCCACCTGCACCACCGGCGCCACCGCCCCCGGCCGCTCCACGCCAGGCGGCACGCCGCGAGCAATCGCCGACACCTCCGGCGTATAGCTTGAGGTCGTAAAGCCGCCCAGCAGATGCGCGATGCGGTAATAGTAGGTCGTGCCGTTGCGTGGCAGCTGATCCACATAGACCGGCGTCGATCCCGCTACGGTCGCAATGGTCGCAAATCCGGATCCGCTGACCGTACTCCGCTGAATGACGATATCCAACGTCTGATCCGACGCCCACAACGCCAGCGCCACGCCTTGCGTCAACGTCGCGTCATCCACGCCAGGAATAACCGCGAGCCCTGCCGGCCGGGACGGCGTATCCAGCGTGCTATTCGTCGTCAACGACACGGCCGTCACCGCCCCAATGCTCTGCGCGCTTTCGTACGCCACGCCCAGCGTCCACGCGACCGACGGCCCCGACAGCGCCCGCACAATCGTCGAGGTCGTGCCAGCCGGCACCGTCGCGACCCGGAACCGCGACCAATTCGCCGGTGCCGACGCGCCCTGATACGCGAAGATCGCCAGCGGCAACGCCGTTGAGGTATTGGTCCACGAGATCGTTGCGGCCGTCTGCCGTATGCTTGAGGACGTCAGCCCCGATACCGCCGGCAGGTTTGCCAGCGTCACCGACGCCCACGCCGACCACGCCGACGGCCGCCGCCCCGCCTGTTCCGTCCGCGCCCGCACATACTGCACCACGCCAGGCGTCACCACCGGCGGAAGGTCCACCGCCCCCGTCGGCACCTGCCCTGCCGCGTACAACGCGAAGTCGGCTCCGTTGCCCGTCGGCGTCACGGTGCCCGTCGCCTGCTCCACCCGCACCTGCAACACGCCCGTCGCGTTAATCGTGGCTGCGTTCGTAATCGTGAATCGGGCAATGCTGCTCGCCGCCGTCGGGCTCTGCGCGATCGTGAGCGTGACCGCCGGTGACACCGGCTGCGCCGCAAGCCCCGAGTCCAGCAACCGCAACATCGGCCCGCTCGGTGTCTCCGTCCGCCGCACGACCTGCATGATGCGCGCCCCGACCGTGCTCTCGCCGATCCGGTAGCCTTTGTTCGGGTAGTGCGGCGCCTCGAGGTACACCTCATCGCCGACCAATGCCGCCGCGACCGCATCCGTCGCCAGCACGGCCACCTCCGCGCTCGGGCATCCGCGCCCGAACCGATCAAACGTGCCGATCGCCATCGCGTCAAGCTGCGTTTGCGTGTTTGGCACAAAGTCGGCCGACGTGTGGATCATGCCAGGCACCGTATACGTCAGCGTTTTGCCCGCAAACACCGCAAGGCTGGCGTCGATATACTGCGCCGTTTGCGTGATCGTTTGCGTCGTGACGCCGCCCACCGGCCCGCTATTCTGCGAGCTTTGCACGCTGTTGTTGCGATTGGCCGCCACATAGAACGTCGGCGACAGCACCTGCTGCGTCAGGGCGATCGCGCTCACGGCCGTGCTCTCATCCACGTCAAACACCACCTCATCCGCGCCGCGCAAGCTATTCGCCGTCAAGGTCAACGCCGGCGCCGTCGTCGTCTTGATCCGCGTCGGCACGAGCTCGAGCATTCCCGCGCTATTGGTGCGCTCCGCCACGCCAAACGGTCCATAAATAGCCGACGGCAAAAACTCGTCGATCATTGGCGCTTTTCCAAACCGCAGCGCCAGCCGCACCGTGTCGCCAATCAGGCTTCGCACCGCTGCAATCCACGCGGCGGCCGGGTCGTACAGGATCCGCGCATTCGTCCAGATCGCGGTGACGATATCGACCGGATGCGCATCGATGTACAGCGGACATTCCTCCGACACCTCAAACGTCGTCAGCGACACGAACACGACCTGCCCGTTTGAGTACGGACAGCCAGGCCAGTACAGATACAACGTACTGACGCCAAGCGCCTCGTTGGCCGGCATCGACGAATAGCC